TTTAGCTTGACCATAGATCGGTGCTGTGTTGTATATGTAATCAATTGCATCGTGCTGGTCTTTCACGTTCGTTCCCCAATGTCGTAAAACCAATCGTCACCAGCTGACCACTTGCGTGACCCGTCTACAGTCCAAATATGACGTGATGCTTGAAAGTCTGGAAACTCCGTCTTAGCCGGTATTAACGATTGGTCGTACCAAAGGCATCTATTGTTAGGCTGCGCTGCAAATTGCCCATTGTCTAGCCGGATAAAGTTAAATGATTTGTGTTCTTCAGCGACTTCAGTAAAACCTGTGTCTACATCCATACCATCGGCACAAAAATCCACGGTAAACAGGTATTTACCAAAATGCCATTCTTTGTCTTTTCCTAAGAATTTCACCCCAAGGTTACGCAAGCCGATCTTTTCATGGACCGTAAACCTGTAGCCCATGCAATCCCATAGCTGCAATATGTCGTAATCCAGATCCCCATGTTTAGTATTCCAAACATAAGCCTGGATAGGCAACTTATCGTACAAAGCGCCGTACCGTGGCAACAGGCTTTCAATGCGAAATACTTGCCCACGGATTGCCTTAATGCTTACCCAGATGCAAGACTCAAGCTCACCGTGGCCTTTCTCAAAGTTGTACAAATACTCACGCCGAACAAAACACTTAATTGGCGGTAAATTGCCAATGATGTAACTCATATTAGCCCCATCTGTTTAGGCATTACTTTCCATTCCCGTTCGGCCCGACCACTTTTGCTTTGCACATTGCGACCAGTTAGCAAAATCTCGTGGTTGCGTTCTAGCTCACTAAGCCGCCTGGCTACCTGATTACCATCAAGTCCTGTAATCGTGGCTATACCGTCTTTTCCCATTGCCCCATACTTGCATAAGGCTTGAATGATTATCGTGGCGTGTTGAGCCGCTAAAGACTTTGCAGAGTCGGCAGCAGCCCAGCTGGTTGACGGATCGGTGTTGCGAGCGACTTGGTTCATAGCATCACCAATGATAAAAGTGGAAAGAAACCAAACACTAACGCTAATGCCAACAAACCCATTACCCACGCAACAGGTGGTATACGGTCATCAGGTCGTTTGTAATCACGCATTTGTCGAGCCGTGCGACCCGTCCAGTTTGGTTCGCTCATGTCCGTGCCGTAAGGCCAGTTACGCTTATTCATTACCGTCCTCCTCGTTAGCGGTCACGGTTTCAATGTGATTAACGTCGATGAAGTGTGTGTACATTGGCACAGCGCAACACAATACGTCATCAGCATCAATTTTGATGTACGGTTCGCTATTACTGTCTGTTTTTACGCCATCTGCAAATTGATCCATAAGCTCTGCAATCTTTTTGTCGGTAAGCTCACGGCTAAGTTCACGCATTAACTGGCGTTTGCCTTCGTCTGTCATTTGAATGTATGAGTATTTCATGGCTTATCCCTTAAATCCGTTAGCTTTTAAAAATTGCTGCTCGTCAGGGCTTGCCATGCAAATCGCCATCATGTGTTTTTGCAAGTACGCCTGCAACTTTGCACGGTTCTTGTCGGATGGTTCTGCTTTAAATGTTTGTATTAACTTGCTCATTTATGTACCTTTTGTCGTAGTGATGGGGCTTGCGCCCCGTTTAATTAACGTTGCACAGTACCAATCAAATTACCATCACTAATTTCGCCAATAATGTATTTTGCTAAATTTAAAGTTTGACGGGCTTGCTCTTTTGCATCTGCGGCAATCAATTCTTGAGCATCTGACATAAGGCCCATTGCAACCATGTATGCACCGCTAAATTTGTATGTAATCGAATCTTTAACGCTTTCGATAAATTTGTCTGGGTTGCAACCGAACATTTCGTTATTCATTTATGTACCTTTTTTCGTGGTTTGTGGCGTTGTTGCCATGTACAGATATTAAGCTATCTAAATAATAAAAGCATAGGTGTTAACCCTAGTTTTACAATTATTTTTAATTTATTTGGATTTTTACAACAAAACGCCCCAATTAAGGGGCGGTCGATGGAACAAGGAGTGAACAACACCGACGATTTATTATAAGTTGTTTTTACGCTTGTAGAACGCTAAAAGATACTGAAAGCAATCCCATGCAGAGGCTAAATCTTCTTCTGAATGTTCGATCAGTTTCACATCGCCTTCGGCAGTAAAGAATACGTTGGCGCATCTGGCTGTGGGTTTGCCAAGGCCGACACGGTAAGCCGCCAGTTGCATCAGTTGTTCGTGATACGGCACAACCTTGTCGAGCTTATCTTTGCTCTTAAAGTCAATCACGATGTTTTCAGCAATCAAATCCACCTTGCCGCCAAACCCTTCGTATGCAAACGAGCGTTCTGCCTCCCAAGTCTGGTCATGCCCAAAGTGAATCTTGATCGACGCATCAACCTGATTAACATAAACAGGGTATTCGTCTTGTTCACCACGGTAAAAACGCTCAAGCACCCCATGCATTTGTGTGCCTCTGTCCATAGCGTCACGGCCCGTAGACTTAGAATCTGACATTACTCGTTCTAGCCAGTTTTCCTCTGTTTCACCAGCAATGCGTGGCAACGTCAGCGCAGCCAGTAAGACCTGTTGTTGCAGCCAGTTGGATAAGCCAGGCTTGGCAACCAATCCCAACACGGTAGTGACTGATGGAACAAGGTTACGCTCTCTTGCGTCACGAACCGTTGTATTACGCTCTTTGCCGTTCTTACCAATGATTTTGTACGCTGGTGAACCGTCAGCTGCGTACCAATGGCCTGATTCTGAGTCTGCTGATTTGATAATCATTTCCTTGCCTCCATCATTGCGTCTGCCATTTTGTAAGCATCGTCAGCAACCAATTTCATTATGCCCTCATCAAAATCACTACGTTCATCGTCAACGCGAAATTCTGCGTCACTACTATCTGGATGGTAATAATCTTCCATCCAAAACTTGTAAGTTAATGCCATAGATTTTGCGGCAAAATAATCCCGCAATGTCATGCCTTGTTTAATATCTACTACGTTCCACGTTGGAAAAGCTGGTGAATCATCTTTCATTTTTGCACCTGTTTAGCTAATGTTTTAAGCATCTCGATTGCATCCTGAAGGTCTTGCATGGCTCTAGCGTCTAAAACCATGCCCTCGTACCATTGCTGCAATCGCCAAGAAATAAGTATTGCCTCCTCCGTCTGATTCATTTAATTTTTAATAACGGACATCAGTTTTTCAAGTTTTCCGTTTTTATCCAATTCTGACAAAACAGACATAGCGGCAGCAGTACGTTCAAGCAAAACAACATAACGATCTAATTTATCAAAATTAGCCATTTTTTCAATTGCTGCCATACCCGTCATCAAATCATGGGCAGATTTACGAACTGAACCGCTTACTTTTTTTGATTGTTCCATTAAATTTTGTTCTGATTTTTGCATTTTTTGCAAAGACGTTTCAAGCATTTTTGACGATTCGTCAATTATTAACGTAGCATCTTCAAAATCTTTTGACATAATTTTTGCCCTATTTTTAAAATAATCGTTAACTTTTATGTGACCAACAATGCTTTTGTGCGCTGCTTTTTTATCCCAAATAAGTCCTTTGCTATCTTGACCACATGGAAAAATGCCGCCAAGCGTAATAGTTTCTAATCCATGAAACATAGCAACCCCTAAAAAGGTACATCGTCTTGCATATCTTCAAGCGGAATGACTATTCCTTCTTTAATTGCTCGATACGCATCTGACTTAGGTTTTGCAGGCACAGCTGGTGCATCCTCCGCAGGCCGACTACCCAACATCTGCATTTGGTCAGCAACCACCTCAGTTGTGTATTGATCTACCCCATCTTTGTTCTGCCACTTGCGAGTGGTCATACGACCCGCCACAAAGACCTGTGAGCCTTTCTTTAAGTAGTCGGCACATATTCCTGCCAACTTACCAAACGCCGTGATCCTGACCCATTCTGTCGTTTCTTTAGTTGCGGTCTTGTAACCCACAGCAATGCTGAAATTACAGATTGCATTACTGTCAGCGGTGTAACGTACTTCAGGGTCTTTGCCCAAGCGCCCAATAAACTCGCAGCGGTTAAGATCGTTTGCCATTATTGGTTCTCCCAGTTTGCTTTGATTCCGTCATACATTGCTTTCAAGACGGGCTGTTGTTCTTTCAGGCATTGTGTCCAAGCCAGTCTAAATATGTCCTTCAGGCTTTCATAGCTGACCGCTGCCGCCATTTGGTCAACAGTTGCATCCATATCTATGCCTTTAGGTTTCTCAACCTTTGGTGGCGCTGATTTAACGGCAGATTCACCATCATCGTCAGCCGAGGCAACGCACATGGCTGTTTGGATTGAGTACCTCTTTGCGTAGCTCAAAGCTGAACCGAAACCCTGACTGTCGTGTTTGCTTGCAGGCACAAACAGTTTGCCAAATGACATTTCTTGACCTGATTCGTGAATAATCACGGTTTCCACACAAACACCACCTTCGGCATCGTGTGTCTTTTGTACAACGGCTAATCCGTTTGCAGACAAATGCGGTCTAACAGCGTCGATGACTGATGCCAGACTTGAGTATGCAGATTTAAAGTGTGGGTTTTTACTATCTTTGGCTGCGTGTGACATTGCTGCCTGAGCCGTGACTAATGCTTTTGCTAGTTCTTTCATTTATGCACCTGTATGTTTAAAAGCGTTTTGGTTAAAAATTCAGCAAATGCTAAATCTAATTCATCTCTTGGCAAACCCAAATAAGGGTAATGAAATTGTTTTTTACAATTGTATTCACTAGTGTTTGTAAGAATAAACCCCTTATCAAGCCACCATTTAGTTAAAGTTTTTTTACTGTCTTTTCTCCATAATTTATTGTGATGTTGGCATAAAGTTACAAACTTTTTTTGATTGCCAAACCAATCGGCACAATCTGCCGGTTCATTGCAAATTAAACAATTAAACTTTAGCTGCATTTTTTACACCAATTTTTAAGCCTTTAGCGGTTAAAGCTAACGGAACAAACTTTAAACCTTGAGCGTGAAACGATGCTGCCTCAATTTCTAATTTTTTTGTATTGATAATTTGTACCGCTAATTTTGCTACGGCAGCAGCTCGATGTGGATCGCTTTTGCCGTTTCTCAACAAATCAAATTCTTCAAACAATGCGGCGCATAAACCTGAACTTGTTTGGTCTGTATGTTTAATCATTTGTGTACCTGTATTGGTTAAAGTGCAATTTGCACAATTAGATATTAAGCTATCTAAACAGATAAGTCAACACATACAAATGCTCATCTGTTAAGATATCTACATGAATACAACAGAAATCATCCAAACATTAGGTGGCACATTTGCCGTAGCCAAGCTCTGCCGTGTCAGTCCACCAGCTGTATCGCAATGGCGCAACAATGGTTTGCCTGGCGATAAGTTAGTGTTGTTGGCCGCCGAGCTTGAAAAGAAATCAAATGGTAAATGGTCAAGAAAAGAAATCCCCAATTGGCAACAAATCTGGCCTGAGTTGCATTAGACTGATTGAGCCTTTAGCAAGCATGAAACAAACAATGATAAGGGTCGTGTTTCACTAGGTTAGCTTTAGACCTTGACACATCGGAAAGACGGTGGCAGAATTGAATTGTTGTCTTGGTCGACGATGTAAGCCGTTTTAGTGAGTATTTTGATTCTCTTGCGCCTTGAAGCCGATAGAGAATGTCCCGAAAGGGTCGACCAACAAAATACTCTCTAAAACGGCTTTTTTGTTTTTAAAGATAACTGTCAGGGCGCATCAGCTAATAGAGTGACCACTCGTACCCAGAATAGGTCAGTTATACAGTTGTTATATAGCTTTATCCCGTGTGACCCGCACGCCCCAGTAGAGAAATCGAACAGGATATAGACAGAGTTTGGAAACAAACTAAAACCATTTACTCTAGGTATTGATCTTCTACAGCTGCAAGGACTGCTACTGTTTTAGGGAATCTAGGGGTGGGGTGAGATGCCTGCCATAAACCTAACAAGGTACAGGTCTGTCGTAAAGGATTTATCCTCAACTACTACGGTGGGTGGGTATAAGGGTAGGGTATCTATATTTAAAATAAACAGAGTAAGTGTTATCACCTAGTTAATACTTCTTGAATGTTGTGTTTAGATAGCTTAATGTATCCTTTTAAAGGAAATATATGTCAACAGAACAAAAGATATTGCGGTATTGCATCGAGCCTAAAACAACAGTTGATATTGCTGATTACTGTGGCCTTGAAAAGATCAGCATCTACACACAACTTGCCAAACTTCAGCGCAACAACAAGATCGAGAAACGTGGGGATGGTAGGCGTGGCTCACCTTGTGTGTATGTCACTATTCGACAAGCACCGACTGCTACAGAATCTTCAGACAATTACGAAAACCTCGTTGTTAAACACGCTCACAACCCGTTTGGATTACGTTTATGAACAAGGCCGACTATATCCATCTGTTTAAAGAGGCTTGCGGTGGCAAATGCAACGCTGAATATAACCCTTGTGCGTTTCGCCAGGCTGCTGACAATCTAACTAAATTAAAGCCTACAGGCTACATTGGGGACAAAGGCGTACTACTCAACGACACAACGCATCCGCATCTGTATACAGCCCTCTACGCATTAGACAAGGCAAACAATGAACCCACTTAGCCCGAAACAAATACTAAGAAACCTTGAGAATGGGTTTTTTATGACGCATCAAGAGCAAACTGAGGCAGCAAATCTAATACGCCAGTTGCAAGAATCCAACAGAGTGTTATCTGAGGGAATACTGGAATACGCAGAGGCAGCTGACAGGTTGCGCCGTGAATTGGTCGATATATCAAAAGGATTAAAATGAAACTAACCAATTTGTACGTTGCTGCTGCCGACAAACTACGCTCTAAAGGCTTGGTTTCCGATAGCCGTGAAATGACGTTATCCATGTGCTTGTCAGAACTTGGTCTATTAGCCCCGACTAGCGAACGTGCGTTACTTGAAAAATACCTGACTCACATCGACAAGAAGATCGACAGGTTTGACAGACCGGCTTACAGGCTATCACCAGCCATGCGTATAGCCGCTCAGAGAGCCGAACGAGAGCAAACGGTACTTATGGGTGTGGGAGGCTGGTGATGACGCTATGGGACTGGATGTTCGTGTTTTACGCTTCTGCAGCATTAGGCGTAGCTGCGTTACTTTTTATCCGTTGGTCACGTTGCACCAAGTTTCCTAAAGAGTTCGTGTGTGATGGCTGCGGTCAAGTCTGTACAACGTTGCGTGACGGGCTTTGTGTTTACTGCGATAGGCACTTTAAGCCAACATCGCAGAAGCCTTTACCTTAACGTCAGCAACCCGATTTAGCCACCCTTTGCCAAACGTTGCAAAGGTAGTCAAAGACCGATAGAAGTCCTCTTTGGCTTGGCTAAATCGCTCAATCAGATCAACAGGGTCAACAGCCTGCACAGCTGCCATTGTCATCGGGCCAAACCCACCGTCTGGCGTAACCCCAACTGCGGTTTGCAATGTTTTGATTGCTCTGCCTGCGCCGGCATTAACGGCAAAATCAAACATCAGGTAATCAAGACCTACTGGCAACTCATCGCCACGCACAGCGTCGAAATACTTTTTTTTATACAAAGGCTCAACCTTTTCCGGTGTTAGCCCACGCATTTCAGCCTCATCGGACTCACGGCCCACCCAGTTTTCCCAAGTTGCCTTGGTCACGCCTAGGTTAGTCATGCCGCCTGGATCACTTGGATGGTTTACAAACCCGCCTTCCGATTTCAACATCAATTTAAAAGCATTGTCCCAATTACTTTGCATCGTCTTTTCCTATTTTTATACCGGCTATAGTGCCAACAAAAGCCCCAACAATCATGTTAAAGGCTGGGTTAATCAGTTTAAAAATTTCAGCGTTATCAACCAACGGGTCGAACAATCCAATTAAGACCACAACCACCGTTGACAGCAATACAACAGCGAGGGACACGCAACAAATTATGGTTATACGGTCAGCAACAGTCATTTGATACTTCGCACCCAGTTTTGTAATTCAGTCAACATTAAGGTCGTTTCAGCGCATTGTCTAATAAATTCTGTGTTGGTGGAGGCTGCATTAGGGCAACTGGTGGGCTTGGGAATGGTGGGCAAGTTACCGCTACTGGGATTTGGCTGCACCCTGTCAGCGTAATAACTATGAACAGCAGACAAACGAGCTTCATATTGATTTGCGATTGAAGTCGATATAGTTTCATGTTCTTTTACCTTGGCAGCGTTAATGGTTTCCTGTGCTTTACCCAATGCAGCAATCTCAGCCTTAAAAGCAACGAATTTCTTGTGTTCATTGTTCCACCCCAAAAAGTACATTAGCGCACATAGCGCAAGAATTGCACTAATTTTCATCCACAAAGCACTAGGAAATATTGGGAACATCAATGCCCTCTAAAGTTGTTGTCATCTATCGTTGCAAAGCCCATATACGAGCCTACAACAGCGCTGACAAAGATATAGAAAGGCATAGCTATAGTGCCAAGAGTAGGGGACTCAGACACAAGAATAAGCAACGGAAAGACTAACGCAGCAAGCATAGACAACCATGCCATTCTGCGTCGATTTTTCCAACGATCCATTAAAACTTAGCAACCATGCGCCACAACCACGCTGTAAAGGCTTGCCATTCTGATTTCAAGTAATCAATCATTTGTCTACCTTTGATTCAAGTTTATCGAACAAACGGTCAAGCAACATTTCAACACGATCAAAACGTTTGTCCATTTCGGACTTGAGCGTATCCATTTCTGACTTTTTGACGTAAGCATCGCTTACATGAAGTTTAAGGTCTGCAATGTCAGACTTCAATTCTTTGACGGAATCCCACAACTGGCGAGCGAACCAACCTACAACGCCTAAACCAGCGCCAGCACCTATATTGATAAGATTCTGCCAATCCATTATTTACCCTTAAACATTGCAAAGATTGCCCACGGTATCAACCACACCCCGCAAAGCAGTAATAATGGTGAAATTAACAATACGGCAATAAAGTTAAGCACTTGCTACCCAAGATTCTGTAGCTTCGTCCCAAACATAAGACCCGCCACTTTTTGGATACGGAACGGGAGATTCCCACAAATATGTTTGAGTGTTTAAAATCCATGATGGGTATGGTTGTGGTGAATAAAACACGCCAACCACACCATCCTGCACAACAGTCGTGTCAAGCGTGTAACCAATTCCGGCATAGTTTGCTCTTAACGCTACGCCACCATCTGGTTGACCGTCAGGGCCGTAATGCACGTTCCCACGAGTGTTGTAAGAGGTTTGCCACCACATAGTCGGATCACCTTCAACGCTTGAATCAATGAACGATTGGTCAGCAGCAATAACATTATCAACAATGCCTTTGCCGTCTGTAAATGTAGGTACTTTTGCAAAATATGACATTTAAATATTTCCTTGTTTACCCCGTAAATGTGCCAGATGTGGTGAAAGTATGCACCCAAATTGTGTTTGCGCCTGACGCATATGATGTAACTGTTCCCCCGCTACCTAACTGCGTGGCGTTTGCATAAGTAATAATTACGATTCCTAATCCACCTGAGCCTCCCGCATTGCCACCACCGTTAAAACCACCACCACCACCCCCACCACCTGTATTTATTGTGCCATTACCGCCTGGCGTTGCAACTGCCGACGAACCATTACCGCCGCCACCAGCACCACCAGTGCCGCCAACTTTCCCTCCATTGCCATCCCCACCACCGCCACCGCCACCTGCATACGTTGTGGAAACGCTTGTAAGAAATG